ACAGACTTCTTACAACACTCATGGTGGACAACACCCTGAAGGCAGACCATTGCGTAAAAACTACGCTGGTATTGGCTACACATACGACAGCCAACGAGATGCCTTTATTCCACCACAGCCTTACCCAAGCTGGGTAATGAGTGAAGAAACTTGTTTATGGAGTTCTCCTGTACCTTATCCTACAGACGATAAGCGTTATTCATGGGATGAGGCTACATTAGCTTGGATTGAAGCTGTATGACTGATTTAGTTGACAAGAACGAGGCAGCCTTGTCTGCTCACGAGGCTGTCTGTGCTGAACGCTATACAGGAATCAATGCTAGGTTAAAACGCTTAGAACAGATTCTAATAGGTTCGGCAGCTTTTATTATTGCTATTCTACTTTCTCTTGTTTTGAAATTAAATTAAGCCTATGAACTATGTCCGATCAATTTGGGTTTTTAGAGGGTGCAAAGTCATTTAGCGAAAGCGTAAAGACAGGAAAAGAGGCAGGCAAGGCTATTGGTGCATCTATCGAGGATGTCCAAAAAGAAGCAGCCTCTGTAGCGCAACAAAAAGCCTTAGAACGCAGAAGGCAAATAAGAGAAGCAGAAGTCCTAAAAGAGCAGTATTTCAAACGAGCCATGATCCAATGGCAAAAACAAGAAGATATAAGAATAAAAGAAGAACAGGTCAAGAAAGACTTTGTAAAACATCATGGTCAAAAACGATGGTCAGAAGTAGAAACCATTAAAGCAAAGATTGAAAAACAAGAAAAGGAAATAGAAAATGAGTTTAGGAAAGATCTGGCAGAAGTTAGGCGAGTTATGTGGATGTGTTATGCGTTGGCTGCGGTCATCGCTTGGTATCTAACTTGGGGAGTTAAATGATTACTTTATTCACTACACTTATTTCTTTTATTACTGGTGGTTTGCCTAGTCTATTGGGATTCTTCCAAGACAAATCCGATAAGAAACATGAATTAGAACTTGCAAGACTCCAGACCGAAAGAGAGATGGAGTTATTAGAAAAAGGTTACGCTGCACAAGCTCGTGTAGAAGAAATAAGAACAGAGCAAGTTGCTATGCAAACTCAAGTGCAAGAAAGACAATCCTTGTACGCACACGATATAGAAATTGGTAAAGGTGCTGCACAATGGGTAACTAACGCTAGGGCAATGGTTAGACCGGCAATCACATATGGTTTATTCCTTATGTTTGCCTTTGTAGAAGTATTTGGATTTTGGTTTGCCTATCACAAAGTTGTGCCATTTGATGTAGCTCTCAATCTCTTATGGGATGATGAGACTCAGATTATTTGGGCATCCGTTGTTTCCTTTTGGTTCGGTACACAGGCTTTCAAAAAGTGATTGACCATAAAGTAATTGAGATGATTAAGCACCACGAGGGTGTAAAACAAAGACCTTACCAATGCCCTGCATTGCTTTGGACTGTTGGTGTAGGTCATGTTATAGATCCTAGTCATGCTAAAGTGCCACTAGCAGAACGAAAGGCTTTACCCATTCCTAGCGGATGGGATAGATCGCTAACGATGGAGGAAGTAGATGAAATTCTTGCAAAAGATTTGGCGAGGTTTGAAAGCGGAGTTCAACGATTATGTCCTAGTGGGCTTACTCTTGGTCGGTTTGGCGCACTTGTGTCTTTCGCCTTCAATGTTGGACTCGGTAATCTCCAAAATTCTACCCTTCGGATGAAACACAATAGGGGTGAGTTTGAGTCTGCTGCCGAGGAGTTTCTAAAGTGGAATAAAGCCGGTGGCAAGGAACTAAAAGGGCTTACAAACAGGCGCAAAGACGAGATGGCTTTGTACCTATCATAGAATCTTTCCGTACTTAAACAAGGTGTTCTTGTCCACTAAGAAAGCCTTTTTAATCTGACTATCACCCTCCCCTATAAATTCTACATACTGTAGTTTGCTCAGGAAGATGCACTTAAATATGTGCTTGACTGGCATGATGACAAACATCTGTCCATCGTAGAAAACCCAGTAATCAGCTTGGGTAGCCATTAGTCCTGAGTCTTTCCCATACATCTCTATCTCTACAACGATATTGCCTGTTCTTTGGCTCATCGGGTCAAACTTCACCTCGACTGCTTTATCTATCTCTGGTATCCATATATCGTACCCCTTAAAAGCGTTTACAAGGGTCGCACAAGGGTATTTCTTGCGTAGGATAGCCAAGACCCTTTCCTCTATCTCCAAACCCCTTTGTAGGTCGTTTTGGAAGGTCATAAAGCCACCCTGATCGGTAGGGGGGTGGCACTCCTTGAAAGGGTGTAGCATTGCGCTACTAATGCCGATCTCATCGGGGGTTACATACAACTAACTACAGAACCACAAATTGTACATACTTGTAGCTTACCACCGACAATAAGTGTCTGTGTCTGACAAGCATACGCACTACCTAGTAACATATATGTTACCAATCCTATAGCAATCTTTTTCATGGTTTTCTCCTAGAAAGCAAAATCATCATCGTTAATCTTGGGCATCTCATCATCGCCCTTGGGGGTAAAACCTTTCTGTTTCGGATCACCAATACGACCCGATAAGAACTTTCCCTTCTTGCCTTCTTTTAACCAGGCATCAAACCAATGCTCAACTCCGTTAATCTTGATTGACCCCTTGTAATCAGGGTGTTTATCTGTGAGCTTTTTGTCGTTTTTAAATAGACTAAAGCTGCCATCTTTCATTTCGTATTTACCATAGGTCATTTCTGCCTCGCTTTTAGTTGGTTAAATAGGTCTAAGACCTCGCTTAAAAACTGCTTTACTTCTACTTCCATTGAGTCGATATACTCCTGATCCCTCTCGACTCGTACTACAAACAACTGCAAGTCCTCTGGCACTCTAGGATCGAATGATACAAAGTCGCACCATTTCGCGCCTGTACAAGCCATCTGGCATTGCATCTGTGGGATATATTTACTTGGAGCTTTGTTCTCCAAGACTGTCTCAATATGGTTAGCGGTATTCGGACACTTAATCTCGATTAAACCTTCCCCTACAATGCCATCAGGAGAGCATCCAAAGCCTTCTATCGTGGGATGGTCTACGAACCCCTCCTCCTTTACAAAAGTGCTTGTATGAGCCTCGTATGCCATCCTAGCGAATGGCTCTTGCTCTGTACCCCATTCCATTGCAGCGTTGGTAAACGACTCCCCTGCTTTGTCGGTCAATCGCTGAACGACTAATTCCATCTTGTAGTTCTTACGACTTGCCGACTCGCCAGACTTAATCTTGGCTAAGACATCTGCGACCCGACTAGCGGTAACTTTGCCTAGTCTGGCACTAAACCATTCTTCTGTTCTTTGTTCCATACAATCCCTTTCAATGGATTTTTTGATCCGCATGAATCTGCTGTAAGCAGTCATTCAGAAACTTTACCATAATCTGTGAAACTTCTAACGATAAATCTGATCCCTCAATTTCAATAGCAAATTGAAACGGAGCAACCTCTGTTACTGTCATTACTGCTTGAGATACTGGTTCAGACATATTTTGATCGGTGCATAGCTTCTGCCATAAAACACCGATTTTCCCCTTTCATTTTCTTTTGATACTCATCACTACAGTCATCACATACTGTAACTCTTTCGCATGATCCCCTTCTGTAATACTGCCATTTCTTGTAATCTGATTTGGAATGAAAGCATACAGGATACCAATCATTCTTTGTCATCGTCTGGGATTGGCTCTTGTGGATCTCTGCGAATAAGTTGAGTATCGACTCCATCATTTTCAAACTGCCTTTGGTATGCGAGAGAAAGAGCATCGATGGCTGCATCCCATCCTGCTGCAAAGAAATGCTCACAGATCATAGACTGCCCCGTAGGAATGTCTATTTCCTTTAGGGTTCTATAGAAAGCCTCCATACAATGCTTGTTTCTCATTTAATAAGTTCCTCTATCCAGGTATTTGCTAAATCCCAAGATACCCTTATTATCGCAAAAGGCAACAAAATGTAAACACCTATCTCTACTAGGATTTTTGCCACTTTTTCCATTGCACAACTCCTGGTATCTCTGGTATCTCCACATTCTCTAGAGTTCTTGCTGTCAATGCGCGAAACTCTGCCCATTTCTTTTGGTACTTCTTTTGCTCGCTTGCCGGTACATAGCCATAAATCTTTCTCCACCGAATCGTAATATCTGTGGAACTAGGGGTATAGATATAAGTACCCTCATCTATCGCCTTGGCTACATTCCTAGCGTTCTCAAAAAAATCACTTTCTTTTCGCATACTTTCTCTCCGATTCTCGTTTTAAACAAAATGCACACTTCCACCTTTTTACTGGCTTTAGTCTGCTCCCTGTTTCTACCAGCTTAAAACCATCTTTTGACCGATAAATTTGGCAACTATGACACCACTTTGTTTCCATCCCATCCTTCCTTCATATATCCATATTCCGAGGCATCTGCTACTGCTGTGAGCCTTAAACATACATCGCATTGGTCGATCCATACTCTATGATTCTCCCCATTTTTGATGGGGTGTGAACCCCATTTTTCTCCACAATCAAAACAAACATTATCAGGCTGCTCATCAGCTAGTTTCACTTAGTTCTGCCTTCCGTTTTTCTTTGGCATCGTTCACCTTCTTCATTGCCTCTTTGTCCTTGGACACTTCCTTAAACGCTTGGGCAAAGTTAACCTTTAGTTCTGGGATGTCCTGAGAACTTAATATCTTTTCTACAAACTTTGTAGAATCTACCTCTATATCATCCCATAAATCCTCACCGACATAAAGAGATAAACCAAGACCATGTAGAGCAATGGCTTTCGCCAGGCAACGCTGCATCGCAGTATTAACTGCAAACGCATCTGGATTAGCAATGGCTTTGTTCCGATAATCCATTACTGGCAACTGTGCGGTCATAGACTTACCAAACGCATTAACTGTACAAAACACCATCACAGTTTCACCAAACGCTACAGGAGTGCCATAAGACCAAGTGGCTTGTGGATCGTGTTGTAGCAATGTGTCTACAGCCCATGCCCAAGATAGATAAGACAAACCATTCTTTTTCTCTACCTTGTCCGATACATCTACATTCCTAAGTTCTAAATATTTACTCATACATCCCCCTTATAAAAGTTCATCTTCAATATGATCGTGGACTAAAAAATAAATAG